GGGGTCTTTCGGTTGACAGAGTCGAAATGATTTATACGATTTACACCATTTCGACCAGGCCCCCATCACAAGCCCAGGATTTTGTCCATAGGTGAAAACACCTACACGAAATTTCTTGACACGGCCCAATTTTATATGATAAAATTGGCGCACCCTAGGGTTAACCCTAGGGTGGCTCGGTGAGCGCGGCCAGATCACCGCCGCGCTGTCAATAGGGGTTTCCCCCTATTGCTTAACCGATGCGAGCAAGCACCTTTTGAAGTGCGGTCTTCGATGCCTTGGTGAGACTGTCAGCCTCAGCCTCGGTCAAGCCGCAAGCCGCAGCGAGCCGATCGGCCAGATCGTCCTTGCGGGTTACAGGCTCACCAGTCTTGGTGACTGGTGCTGCCTTTTGGTACACACCCTCGCGGGACAACTTCGCAACGATGGAGCGTACGCTCTTGCCAAACTCAACTGCGAGAGTCTCGACAGTCTCGCGGGTTGGGTTGCTGAGATAAGCCTCCAGCATGGTGCTGGTTTGCTCGTCCGTATAGTTCACAATCTTTTCAGCCATTATTTGCTCCAGTTAAAAAAGTAAAGAAAGAGGGGAAACCCTATGATAGCAGCAGCACAACAGGCCTGCAAGAAAAAACGCAATTTTGCGTAAAGTGATAGCATTATGCAAATTCCTCAAGATCAAGAAAAGCGTCTTTTGCTTCGTGGATGAGATCGAACATCAATTCTTCGGCATCCATCATGGCATCAAAATTGCCCTGATCGCGCGAATTGATGCTGTATTCCACGCAACGATTAGCATAAGCGATAGCAGCATTAGCAAGGTCAACACGCAGCGACAGGTCGATAGCGGTATTTTCAGTCACGTTCATTTCGTTTTCTCCTTAGATGATGGTGAGGTCGATCATTTCGAGGTCACAGAATAACACAAGCCAGTCAAGATCGCAAGTGTCGCCAGCATCAAATTCCATGCTAGTCGATGACGTCACGACAACTCGGTTGGTGTCGTCGTCGAGAATGGTAGCAGTTACTTGGTACATTTCGTTCCCTTTCCTGATTCGATGGATCTATTATGATCGGAATTCAGGCTCATGTCAACACCTATTTTTTGTGGGGTCTTTATGTCGCTGCAAGGTTGCTATAGTGTAAATCGTTTATACCATATGCACCAAGCCCAGGTTAAGTGTGTAAAGTGTGTAAACTGATGAAGGTCAGTAAAGTAGTTAAACTGAGTAAAGTGTGTAGACTAGGGCGGTTCCGAGACCATAGGGTATACCCTACCCTGGGGCCCTCCCACACGGCCAACTTCAAAAAATTTCCACACAACTTTCGGTGCCAATCCACCCCCAAAAAATTTTCATACTTGCAAAAATTTTCCCAACCTGCTATAATGATCATTCAACTACAATAATAATCCCAAATGTTGCCCACAATCCTTCCCAACCAACACCCAGCAGAACCCCTGCAAATCAGTCCGGAAGCCCTCGAAGTGGCCAACAGCTATCTTACTTCGCAATCTCACGCTCAGGTAGCGGCCGACCTTGACCTGCCCGAGACCGTAGTGCTGGGCTACCTTGACCGACCGGAAGTAAAGCGCTACATTGATCAGGTGTTCTTCGATCAGGGCTTCAACAACCGCTTTATGCTACGCAAGGCCATGGACACCCTCATTAGCCGCAAGTTTCAAGAGCTAGACGAGGCGGAGGTGGGTAGTTCAAAAGACATTGCCGACTTGTTAGCACTAAGTCACAAAATGACAATGGAACAACTAGACCGGCAGATTCAGTTGGAGAAACTAAAGGACAAAACGCCCACCACCCAAACAAACATTCAAATAAACGACTTATCCAACCACCAGAAATTGTTAGAACGGCTGTTACAAAACAAACTATGAACAAGACCTATCAAGATGCAGAAATGTACAACCGCGGTGTTAAGTACATTGACAAGGAAAACTATACCAAAGCACTGGTGTACTTTAAAAAGGAAAAGCTGGAGTTCAAAGAACTCCACCTTAACATGGGTGCTTGTTACAAGTACTTAAATCAAGACGACAAAGCTTGGTACCACTATACAAAAGCAGCCGATCATAGTATGCCGTATGCAGACGGCCGATTTGGTGGTTACGCAGCAGCAATAAACAACCTAGCACTAATGTGTTATGCTAATGAGGAGACGGAACGAAGCCTGGAGTATTACAAAGAAGCCCTGCGTCTAGACCCCGACTACCACTCTGCACGCTGGCACATGGGCATTTCTCAGATGAGATTATGGCTGTCAAACAAGCCGGTAGATGTTGGCGAAGCACTAGTAAACTACGACTACCGTTTTTATGTAGACAAGCGTAAAACCGTAATCGACACCGGGGGCCTACCTCGTTGGGATGGTGTGACAAAAGGCAAATCTATTGTTGTGGTTGTGGAGCAGGGTATTGGTGATCAAATTCAGTGGTTTCGATACTGCAACCTACTGCACAAGTTTTTTGACAAGGTATGGGTACAGTGCGGTACCGGTGTTAGAGTAATTTTTAAGGGTATTGACTTTTGTTATGATCCACGCGAAACTGATGCTGAGTACTGCGTGCCGCTTTGTTCACTAACTCGTTGGTTCCCACCAGATGCAGCACCTCACAATGCTCACATTCAGGATTACCTCCCACATGATTTTGGTGATCCAAACTTAAAGATTGGGTTCATTAACTCCGGCAACAAAGGCCACGTTAACGACTACAATCGATCTTGCAGCATCCACCACTTCCTAGACCTTGGTGGCCCGGGCCGCACCTTATATAATCTACAGCCGGGTGCTCGTGATATCAAAGGTGTTGTGAACCTAAACCCAAGCAGTTGGGTAAAAACAATGAGCTATATACAGGGCCTAGATCTTGTCGTCTCAGTAGACACTAGCGTCGTGCACCTAGCCGGATCAATGGATGTTCCTTGTTGGATGGTAATGCCTCTAAAAGACACAGACTTTCGTTGGGGTGATTCTAGTTGTGGGTACGATCAGGTGTGGTATCCTTCAGTGGAAGTATTTCGTAATCCGGGTAGTTGGGAACGCACTTTCAAGAACGTAAAGGAGCGTCTTAATGGCTTTAACCGTAAGTCGTCCTGATGTTAATGTTGTAGACATTACCCACTTTGACCCTGTCAGCAGATTTATCAAACTACCAGTAGACAGCTATTTACGGCTTTTAGACTTTGGGGGTGTTAATGTCTACGACTCACTAAATCGACCCCAAATCGCACTAATCAACGCGATCAATAATCCACGCTACCGCTTTATTACTGCGGCTCTAAGTCGTCGACTAGGTAAAACGTTTATTGCTAACGTGATTGGTCAGCTAGTAGTTCTAGTGCCTAACTGCAATGTCCTAATCATGTCGCCGAACTACAACCTGAGTTCCATTAGCTTTGATCTACAACGTAAACTTATCAAACACTTTGATTTGGAGGTTGCAAAAGACAACCTAAAAGACAAGGTAATCGAGCTGACAAATGGGTCTACTGTACGCATGGGATCCCTTAGTACGGTGGATAGTTGCGTTGGTCGATCGTACAATCTTATCATCTTTGACGAGGCCGCACTAGGCTCAGACGCTGAGTCAGCATTTAATGTTTCGCTCAGACCGACCCTAGACCGTGAGGGTAGCAAAGCAATATTTATTTCAACGCCACGGGGCAAGGCCAACTGGTTCTCCAGATTTTACGAGCGTGGTTTTGATGATCGCTATCCAGAATGGTGTTCGGTACACGCAGACTATACCGAAAACGAACGCATGACGGAAGCAGACGTTCAAGAGGCTAGATCCACAATGTCTAAATCGGAGTTTGAGCAGGAATACCTAGCCAGCTTTACTACTTACGAAGGCAAGATCTACGATTTTAGTGAGGATCTAGTTCAAGACTGGGTTAATCAAGATGGTGTAGAGTTCTTTGCTGGCCTAGACCCTGGATACCGCGATGCAACCGCTTTTGTTGTGGTTGCCTATGTGCCTGCTGGTGACTACTACCACGTTGTAGATGAATACCAAAAGGTAGAGTCTACCACCGCCGAACACGCTACTGTTTTTAGCCAGCTTAGTGAACGTTGGGGCATTGAAACCATCTTTATTGACTCAGCAGCAGCGCAGTTTGCTGGTGATCTCGCCTACAGCTATAATATAGCAACAATAAAAGCTAAAAAGCAGGTTTTAGAGGGAATTGCTTTTGTTCAGACGGTTGTACAACAATCTCGACTAAAGGTAAGTCCACACTGTGTGGCCACACTAAAGATGTTAGACCAATACCAGTGGGATAAAACGAGCACTACTAGAGAAAAGCCGGTTCATGATAGTACATCGCACATGGCC